TATAAAAACACAGTAAATGCAAAGGAGGCCACCATGAAAGTTGAATTAACCATTGATCGCATGAAGAAACTTCCTGATGGAGCTATACCTGCGCTCGAGTCAGAACTGCTCAAAAGACTTAGTAAGCAGTTTGATGATTGTCAGCTAACGATCAGGCGTGCCAGCAATGATGGGCTGACTGTTTTCGGGGGCGACAAGAAAGAAGTCGAACATATCGTGCAGGAGACTTGGGAAAGCGCGGACGAGTGGTTTTATTAATCGCGTGAATTTCACTGGAGCAGTTTCAAAGAGTATCGCTGTTTGCGTTCCCCTGGCTGTTCCCGATTACTGTTTACCGCGTCAATAAGTCGCTCTGGGGGAAATAGTGTGTAGTGCAGATGCCTTTAATGCAGATGATCAATGGTATGACGTGGTCAGAAGGGCCGATAAAGCAGTTATCTATAGCTTCCCGGCGGAAGGGAGATATCTGGTTTATCGAGTAAATGGAATAGTTTCATTACGACCGTTACTCGAAGAGGAAGAAATATTCACTCTCAACGGGTTTATGCAATTTGCAAAACGAGTGGGGTACCGAGTTACACCACCGTCTGATATTATTCTTTCATAGGCCTGAACACCCTATACCTGATGCGCCACGGAGAGAACCATGGCGCTAGAATTACAACTTATCAAACACCACTCAGGAATACTGATCCCGGCTACGCCCGAGAGCAGCAATATTCTGCAATCCAAAACCCGGCTCGGCGATGTTCTTGTTGCCGAGTTCAGGCGGGTACGAAACCCGGCATTTCACCGGCGCTTTTTCGCGCTTCTTAATCTCGGTTTTGAATACTGGGAACCAACCGGCGGGGCTATCTCGAGCAACGAGCGGAAGCTGATCACCGGCTACGCAAAATTCCTGGCTTCTTATGGCGGGAATGAGGGCGCGCTGATCGATGCTGCTGAGCAGTATCTTGAGCAGGTTGCTTACCGGCGCGTCACGAATGGCATTAGCCTGTGCAAATCCTTCGATGCTTACCGCTCATGGGTGATCGTTGAGGCAGGGCACTTTGATGCCATTCAACTGCCAGACGGAACACTCAAAAAGCATCCTCGTAGCATCTCATTCGCCAACATGGACGAACTCGAGTTTCAGCAACTCTATAAAGCTGCGCTCGATGTTCTCTGGCGCTGGGTCCTGTCCCGTTCATTCCGCAGTCGTGATGAGGCAGAAAATGTCGCCGCGCAGCTGCTTGGCTTTGCGGGGTGATGGACATGAAATATACCTGGTTCCACCACACCGATTGCAGCACCGAACAGGCCGACGATCTGGTTAAGCGTTACAAAGCGCGCGGCGTGCGAGTTGAGCGCAGACTAAACCAGGATTACGTGACCTGGACTGTCAGTGCATTCCTGCCAACCTTAAATACGCCAGCCCGCCCGGATAACCGCAGGCGAAACCGGATGTGGGGGTGAACGTGAAGACATATCAAATCACTTTGCCATGGCCGCCGAGCAATAACCGGTATTACCGGCACAACCGCGGGCGCACGCACATTAGCGCTGATGGCGTTGCGTACCGTTATGCGGTTGCAAGTGTCATTCGAAGCGCCCGGCTTAATATCCGGACGGTCGCATCACTCAAAATCCGAATTGAATGTCACATGCCCGACCGCCGGCGCCGCGATCTGGATAACCTGCAGAAGGCAGCTTTTGACGCTTTAACCAGGGCGGGGTTCTGGCTGGATGACTGCCAGGTTGTCGACTATCGCGTTGTGAAAATGCCTGTCGTTAAGGGCGGGAAATTAGAACTCACCATTACCGAGCTGGAGACCGCATGAATCTTGAAAATACCCTCAAATATCACTTCGCCAAATCGACAATGATTAGCGACTCTCCGCGCGCTACGGCGTCAGACTCATTAACCGGAACGGATATCATGGCCGCTATGGGCATGACGCAGGAACGGGCAGCATTGGGTTATAGCGCCTTTCTCGGGAAGATGAGTATCAGCAACAATGACCGGGAGAGGGCGATCGAGTTACTGGCCCAGTACGCGCTGACCAAATGCGATCGGGTTGCGGCATTAAGGAAGCTTGATGCAATGATTAAACCACTGGTGATGCATCAGCTGGCCACCTTCGCGTTTGAGGACTATTCCCGCAGCGCCGCGAGCGTGAAGCAGTGCGATGGGTGTAATGGGGAAGGCTTTATAGGCGCTGAGGTATTCATCATGAAGTCCCACACTCCGACAAAAGAGAAGAAGTTCGTGAAGATGTCCCTGAATATGGGCGTCGATGACATTCACACCTCCGACTATGAGTTGCGCAGGCAGGTCAGGGAGGTAGTGCGCGTTCTCTGCCCTCAGTGTAAGGGCAAGAAGGTCGTTAGTTGTGCTTGCAATGACTGTCATGGACGCGGGAAAGCCATTAATCAGACTCTGACAAAACAGCAAGGCGTTCCGGTTCTGGCTGATTGCAAACGCTGCAATGGTCGTGGATATGAACGAATCCCATCGACCGAGGCATACGCCGCGGTGTGCCAGATAACAAATGCAATCAGCCTCGATACCTGGAAGAAGTCTGTTAAGCCATTTTACGATCAGCTCATCACGAAGTTCGATATCGAAGAGGCGTGGGCAGAAGCACAGCTCAAGAGGATAACAAAATAGGGTGTGAATTTATCGTGAGCTATTTACTTTTCCCTAATCTGTGGTAATTTTGCTCTAACGATGGGTTATTGCCTTCGTTTAAAGCCCTGCGGTTAACCCCGTGGGGCTTTTTGCTTAATAGCGATTTAAGTATTACTAAAATCATCGATATTCATTGCCTCTTATAATCTCTATATCGAACAGGAGGGGGAATGATGAGAGAAGGCTATTACTGGATTCAACACAACGGCAGGGTACAGGTTGCTTACTTTAGCAATGGTGTTACAGAAGACCTTGAGACGGGACTTACTTTTAATGGTATTTGGCACCTGACACAGGGTGACGACATCTGCGACAACGGAGAGGCCGAGGTGATTGAAGGCCCTCTGCCTGTACCATTTAAATGAATATATTCATCTGATTTCATGGCAGATTTTTCATCTTACACATATGCTGTTTAAGCATCCTGCGGAATGGATGTTTCTGAAAGCGTTTTTGTGGTGGATCCCCCTAAGCGGAGGGGCGATTAAGCAGGACATTACTCCAGAGTGTCCAACCAGCGCGCGGAGATGAATGCTGTAATCATTTCCACCGGGAGGCACCCGGCATCACACCCTCAGTTATTGCCAACTTAGCTATTTATGCCTGCTTGTCCGAGCAGGCTTTTTTTTGCGAATGGTTAATAGTATTGACCGGGTGAATGCTTCATGAGTAATTTATGCATGTGGTGAATCGTTTTCATAGCCAAAGGGCGTTCCAGTCAACTGCTATCTCCAGGTCTGCGCGCGACTTTGTGAACTAGATATGAGTCACCGGTAGGTTCCCGACGCCACAATTTTTAATAATTTTGTCCCATCGGAAGGGTATAGTGTGTTCAAGTTTAATTCATCCTT